GTAATAATTCACACGTATCTTTTGAAGGAATTACCCATAAAAATTCTACTCTATCGTCTTTTTTATGATATTTATAAACCGTTTGATCATAAGCAGGTGTAGGACAACTAATACGACCAAAAATATAATTCCTAATAACATTAGGCATTAATCTCTCTTTTTTTGTTTCCACTACAACATAAAAATCTGTTGTATAGATCTTCTTTGAACGCTTTATACATTCAATAATATGATCTTCATAACTTTTATGAATTTCTCGTTCAAGTTCTATTGGATCACGTGTCTCTGGATCCTTTTTGAGAAGATCCAGAGACAATTCCCCTACGGTCTTCCTATGATCATCATTATTCATTTTATTAATACTGCATCCTCAACAACGTTATCTTCTTTTTCTACAAGATCATGATCATTGCATGAAGGAGTACATAACCTTCTGCCACAAACATGACATATATGATGTTTACCACATCGATTACAACGAACTAATCCAGATGCTTTTTTGTCTTTTATAAAAGAAACAACTTTAGCACGATAATTAGGATTATTTTTATAACATAATGAACTACAACAGTATCTTCGTGTAATAAATCGTTTTAATGAACAGCGTATTTTAATAATAACTGTATGTACTCTTCCAACATTATGTTCAGATAACCATAAAGCACAATCATGACATAAACTTTTTGCAGTAAGAGGAGAAGATAATAAAAGTAGTAAAAAGATTGTTTTTTTCATTATTTCCTCCGTTTTTTAACTCTTCGCGCTTCACTTAATGCGATTGCAATAGCTTGTTTAGGATTTGTCACACGACGGCCTTTTTTACTTCCACTGCGAAGTTTACCTTCTTTAAATTCTTTCATCACAGTATGAATTTTATTATTTTTTACCTTTTTTTTTACCATGTTTTTCCATCTTTGCTAAACGAGAATAATAATCTGGCATTTCCTTTAAATGGGCTAAGACAATCTTTGCCGTTTTTGTTAATGATCCTTTTGTTACATCAGTTTGTTTATCATTAGGTCCATGTTCTTGTTCCACATTCATTCCTTTTGCAAACTGACAAAGAGGATATTTATCCCATTTAATCTTAAGACGATCGCCGATTGTCTTAGCCCTTTCTTTTGTTATCTTCATTGACGTTTTTTTCTTCGTCCTAATTTCTTTAAAGTTAATGCAAGCCGGGCACGTTTACCTAACGTGCCACTTTTTTTAGCAGCTTTTCTCAAGGTACTTACAGGAATATTCTTTTCTTCAGGAACTCCTAATTGCCGCGAAAGAGCACCTTTTTCCATGCCAATTGCTTGAATCCATTTTTTAGGTTTTTTTATGTTTCTTTTTCTTCGTGCCATTATTATCTCTCATAATGTCGTTTTTTATAATTACGGTTCTTTTTTTTAAGGGAAAAGGCTAAAATATGAGCTCCAAGCAAAGAGGCTGCTATTTTAGTTGCTTTCCCCTTTGGTCGTAGTGTCGTAGGCATTGATCACCATTTTTCAGGATTAGGAGGTGCAGATTTACGCTTACCACCACGTGCATCACTACGCATTTGTTGATCTACACCACGAACTGTATCATCAAGACCTTCATTCATGGAATAATCAACTGGTGAATAATATTTCATAACAACATTCTGAGGAAGATTGGCAAATCCTGAACGATCTTTACCTATCATCATAGAATCTTGATTTTCTTGATGGCGACGTAAATCTTCTCCTTCATAAAAACCATGAAATCGTTTTCTTTTTCTCATGAGACACCTTTCGTAGAAACTGCAGAAATAGATTTAGATTTCTGCAAGGTTATTTACCTCTATCTACCAACAAGGACTTCTTGTTCGAGAGACGAAGATTATCTTAGTAATACTACGAGACAATAATGAGATACAAGAAAAATCTAAAAAAAGATTCGGTGCAGAGAATATAGCCGATCATTACAAGAATATCTTACATGCTTAATGATGAGATATAGTATACCTCATCTGAAATGTATTCGGCGCATTCGATTTCGCATTCGATTTCGCATTCGATTTCGACGTCGAAAACGAGAAAGTACCTTTTTAATAGTCTTTTTTGTGGAAAAGATTTTTTAGGTTAACTTTTCGAAGTGTATGACTTTTGATACCTGTTTTTGGTATACTTATATTTAGACATATTTTTTTTTCTTTCTGACCGGCTGTAACCGGTCTTTAAAAAAAATCTAAAAAAAGACCCGGTTATAAGACTGGGTCTTTTTCCAATCACTAATAATTATTCCTAATGTTATACATAAGAGGGAAAATAATAAATCATAGAAATTTTCATTAGTGAAAGAAGAATTATAATAATAAATTGATATCTTAAATATGATATAAAATAACCATACAAGTGTTATTTTAGTTAATCGAGATCTTATAAAGATTAAGATTGTTTTAAGGTAACCACGGCACTGCAGTTAATATTCCTCCTACCCAAATTGCTGCTGATTCTACTGCTGCAATAGTTCCAACACCTCCACCAGCAGATACAATAAATGCAGCAGTTCCTTCAGCTGCTTTTTCTTCATATCCATAACCTTCGAATGCATCCTGCATAATTCCTTGTGGCACATTTAAACGAACATACATTTTCATACCTCGATTTAATACACGTCCACAAAATTTACAAGTACCTGTATGCCTTCCTGTTATTTTATTTATTACAAAACTGATTGTAGTAGCAACAATACTACCAGCAACTGCTTTTGTTCCCCAATAACCAACCATGCCAGCCATTGGACCACCACCGCAAAGGCGTGAATGTGCTGCTAATTTATAGTCAGGTCCTTCAAGTTCATGAATTTTGATATAACCATTTTTCAAAAAAGCCGTTAATGTGGGTAAATCCATTTCTCGCATCACCGGATCAACATTATATGACGGTATAACTTTTCTCTCATTGTTATATTCAACTTCAAATCCATTTTAAGTACGACCAAACCGTTACTAACAAAAAAAATGTCGAGTGCAAATAATGAAAGATGTAACTTAGACAATCAATACAAGATCTCCATTAATCAAACAACCAAAAAAATCGCGAGAGAGAAAATAGTGCTAGGCCATCTACAATATCCGTTAAGAAATGAGTCTCCGATCGGGGGGCTAATGAGACTCATTCCGAAACATGAACTTACCGGGTCCGATCGGATCTGGTAAAGAATAATACTTATTTTCTGGCATATTTTTAGGGGTGGCCTGTAAACCAATATCTATGTTTTTGTAAACCGATATCTATGTTTGCGAAAAATCTTTTCCGTAAAAAAGACTATTAAAAAGGTACTTTCTCGTTTTCGACGTCGAAATCGAATGCGAAAAATCTTTTCCACAAAAAAGACTACTGCTGTAGTTTTGTAAACCAATATCTATGTTTTTGTAAACCGATATCATGGAGAAATAAAAAACATGCTAGGATATAAGGTTTAAGGGGGTAGTACGCAAGCTTGGCTGGGGTGTGGAGCAAGCTTTTTTTAAAAAGCCCTTATCCTAGCTAGTTTTTTTTTAAAAAGTTATTATGTTTTTGTAAACCGATATCTACCTAAGATTCTGTTTCTTTTTCTTGAACGCGTTGGGCAAGTACTAATAATTTTTGAATATTATCTAAATCAATTGATTCAAGTTCTTTGAGTGCGCGAACAAGGTCAAGAATACCAGAAAAGCGATCTTTTTGAGCTTCTGCACGTCGTTCTTCACCAAGAGCAATATTTTCATTAACTCTACTTGCGCGTTCAATACCAAGGCCACGATCTGCTTGTGCTCGTGAATCGGCAAGATTGGTTCGTGCGTGTATCTGTTCAATTTCTGCTTGTGCGGCCATTTGTTGTATTTGTTGTTGTTGTTGATTAGATGCAGAAACAGTATTAATTAATTCTTGTTTGTTTTGGAGTGTTGATGCTTTAAGAAGTTCTTCAGGAGGTATAGGAATACCGATTTCGCGAAGATGTAAGAGTTGAAGAAATTGCATTTGTCGTTGAGTAGTTGTATTAACGCCTTCTTCAATAGCAGCGTCATATTTACCAAAGTTTTTATTATAAAATTGTGGTGTAGGATCTTGTTCGATAATGCGTTTAATTTTTCCAGGGGTAAAATTATGTTGAATAATGGAGAGCATAATTTTACCGAGTAATTTTTGAGAATGATCAAGTTGATCGAATAATGATTGTAATGTTGTTAATCCAGAACCTTGACGGAGCATGCTTAAGATACCAGCTTTATCATCAACTGCAGAACCAAGTAATTCATCATTAACGCCTGAGATTTGATTAATTTCTTCACCAAGAAGGCGTGATAATTCGATGGTAGACGGAGGGATTTGAGGAGATTGAATTTGCTGCACATCGCTCATTAATGCTTCATCTTTAAGGGCAATACCACGACCTTGACCTGATTGAAATACATCTTTTGGATTAACGAGGGCATTTTCTTTATAGATCCAACCAGAATTGACTTGAGATTCAAGAATATCGAGTTCGATAATTTTTCGACGATTATAGAGATATTGTGCATCACGAAGACCGCGAACAACACCTTGAATACGCCATGGGTAATAAGGCATTTGAGGATTATAATAAGCAAAAACAGGCACAAAAGGATAGGTATCAATCCCTGCGGGATTTGGTCCATCATACATGACTTTGCCTTGTACAACAATCGCCAATTTAACGGTTGGAATCTCTTGATCGATTACAGTAACTTGTGGATATAATGCAAGAAATTGACGCAATGTATCTTCATTTTCAGAACGCCATTCCATAACTTCACCGGTTTGTGAATCTACAAGCATTCGTTGTTTACGATAATCACGATAATAAAATTCGTCATATGCTAATAAATTACGCATACCAGCATTATAATTTTCAGGAAGATACTGAAATTTTCCATCACGATTAGAATCTTGTGGTGATAATTTTTCTATTTCATCAGCTTTATCAGGCAATAAAGAAAGACATTCAGTTTTTGTAAGATAAATACGTTTCCATAAACCATTACAATCAGAAAGATCGGTTTTACGGAAATAAGGATCAATAAGAAAGCTATTATAAGGACAGACATCAATTTTTATATTACCTGAAATGGGATCTGAACGATAATCTATCCAGACATGTAATAAATTCATACCAGTTACAAGAGCACCATGAAATGCATCAGATATTGTCTCTAATGCACCTTCTTGCTGATTAATCCACATAAATAATTTAGTGAATTGATCTGCTGTTACATTATCAGCATTTTCTACAGGAATAATGATAGTTGATTTTCGATTTCGACGTTGATGCCCAGAGATCATATTTATAACACGCCGTATACGATTAAAATTGAACTGTCTACGACGATGTGCAGGAAGATTACCGTAGATATCAGCCCATAATGTCTGGTCTCCTGCTTCAAATCTGGTATCAATATCAGCTTCAGACCAAAATGATTGATTAATTGTTAATGCATCGGCGTAAAATTTTTCCATTCGTGAAAGAAGTGGTTTGTTTTTCTCATCATAATATTCAATTCCAGGCGGGAATAACATAGTATGCCTTTTATAACAAAATTATTCGATAACTACTGAATAAGAGCATATAACGAAATTTTTATCATATACAAGAATTTACATCAGTATAAAAGTAAAATAGATCTCCCGTTTTCCTCCTTGCTTTTCAGTAGCAGCTTTTCGAGCTTTTACTGCCATGAACCCCAGAATTACGTACATGAACCCCAGTGCTTCAAAACCCTAGTTTTGGTGCTTCAAAACCCTAGTTTTGGTGCTTCACTCTTAATAGGAAAATGACCTGCTGAAAACCTGCGCCTGCATGCGCTTTCTCAAAAAGGTTGGTGCCTCAAAACCCTAGTTTTGGTGCCTCAAAACCCTAGTTTTGGTGTCTCAAATTACGTACATGAACTCCAGACACCCCTAAATGAATTCGGGCCGGTTCGGGCCGGTTCGGCCCAAGTAAAATTCACGTCCGGGTAGTCCAGGATGTCCATGGAGATTTTTTGAATCGAGGTTATAAGGTTAAAATTTTGGTGTTATAAATGGAGCGGGAAAGGGTGTATCGCCATAGACAACTTCATTATAGCGGCGTTCAAGCTCTTCAGGGGAAGTTCCGGAATGAGTTTTAGGTAATGCAAGACAGAGATATCTGAGACAATCGGCGTAATGACTAGCCCAATTGTGAATTGGTTTATCATTATAGCGTTGCTTTTCTTCATTCCATTCACGACGATAATTTTCGAGTGCATTAAGAAGGGATTTGCATTTAGTCTCATCGATGTATAATTTACTAAATGTAGTCCAGACTGCTTCTATTCCATCATCAAGACCAATATTAGGAACAAGGGTAAAAGTAATTCCCAATTGACGTGCTTTATCATAGCGTGTGATAGCTCCGCCAGCCCATTCACGAACTTTAATATCATGAGGTGCAAAATGTTTACCATACACATAGGGTTTATCTTGTAATACTTTCACATAATGATCGAGGCCAACATTACAATTTGAATAACAATCAATGATACGTATTAATTGCCCTCCTGAAAGGACATTAAAGAAGATAATACATGTTTGATCTGAAACACCGAGATCCCAGGCTGTATAGACTTTTAATCCGGGTTCCCAAGGAACTGGACCGATTTGATTATTAGAGCGTAAACGATCGAGATATTTAGCATAATAAGAGCCTTCAACGCCACGATCAAATGAAGTGAAATATTCTTGCATAAACAGTTCTTCAGACATTGCACGTTTTTCTTGCAGAAGTACATCTTCAGAGATATGACGTGTTTGTGCTGTTGTTAATTTATAGACAAACCATTCATCTTTTAATTCTGAGGCTACTTTAAATAATTCCCAGAGATAGTTTTTTCCACGTGGGGTGGACATAATTAAAGCCCATCCATCATTTGCGGCTAATATGGGTCTAGCAAAGTAATAAGCATTGGGATCCATCAAGGCAAATTCAGAAAATACGCAGGCTGATGGATTAGTTCCAACAAGGGAAGTATTATATGAATCACCACCAATACATTGTAAAAGAGATCCATTTTTGAAGCGGATTTTCATCTCTTGTACATGAGTAGTGTCGACAAGTTCTGGGGGAATAAAATCGAGGAATTTTGTACCATCAATAGCTATTGCATCCCAGATACATTTTTTGGCTTGAGAATAGGTAGGCAAAATATAATAAATAAGACAGCGTTTTTGTATACACTGACGAATACAGAGATTCCATGCAGTAATATCTTTTCCCGCTCGCCTTGGTAATATAGCAATTACTTTCTTATAATTTTTATTAACAATTGCATCCCAAATAGGTTTTTGATAAGAGCGTAATTTAAATTTATCTAATTTTAATCGCGTTTCTGATTTCATTCTTTATCATAGAGTATCTACTTTGTTATATATATCATCTAATGCAATAAGTAAGTGTTTTAGTAATTCTATTTGGAATTCAGCTAATTGACGATCGGTTAACGTAGCCTGATTAATTTGTAAGAGTTCATCATAGTTTTTTGATGAAAAGTCATTATCATTTTTCATGAGTATCCTTGGGTGGTTTTATGGGAACTTCGTTTGTTTTTTCGACTGCTGGTAATTCGACAACATTGATATCGGCGGTTGTTGGTATTGGTTGTCGTAATCTAGCTTTACGTTCTTCTTGTTCTTCCCATATAGGACAATAAAAGGCCATAGTAAAATGAGCGGTTGATGGGCATAATTCACGTTTAAGGGCGCCAATTTCACGTTTATTTCCCAGATGGAGTTTAATTTCTTTATATATTTTACCGATATCTGGATAGATTCTGGTCCATTTAATGAAGGTCATATAGGGTATACCATAGGCGTACGTAAACTGTGCCATTTTGAATGAGTCTTTTTGTTCTGCCCATTCGATCATTTTTGATATTATTTCTTGGCGAAATGGTTCTTCAAGGCCTACTTGTTTCCATTGAAGGAATGATCTGGCTTTATGATACCATTTATCTTCAGTTGGTATAAAGGGCTGTGTATTATTAAGATGGGAAATTTTATTCTTTTTTTTCATTTATTTTCCAATTGGTAAACGGTAAATTCGGTTCTTGGATTAGTATCATATACTTTTTTACAAAATATTTCAGCGATACAGCAATCATTAGCGAATATGACGTCTTGGCATATATCGCAGATAAGTTTAACTAGGTTATCGAGGTCTGGTTTGATGGCGTGGGGCATACCGGGGCGGAGGGTTTTTATACGTGTTTTGGGTATATGGAAATAAAATATCATATCCATATGAAGGGGGCCGTGGAATTTAGGGAAATCGCCGTGTTGGTATTTAATGGTGAGTGAAGAGATAAGTTTAAGTTCTTTTTGTGGATCCCAGCAACGGTGATTTCCGATACGTATACGAGCTAAAGGAATAGGATCTCCTTGTAAAACGTAGTTAAATTTGGACGGAGAGCGAATATTTCTAGGAATTGGAATCTGTAGTAAGCAACATGAAGAATCGTATCTAACCATCGCAATTCTCCTTTTATAAAAAACACCACCGTTTTTTCTGGAGCAGTTAATTTCAACTACCGACAAATTGTCGACAGTTCAATTTTTATGCACTATACAAAAAAGGAGAACTCTTATCTACTACATATCGTGAGCGGCTTGTGCTCTAACGTCGGGATAAGTATAAGAATCTTTATACTGAAAGCGATGTAATTGTCGTCGTTTTTGGGATATAAGTATAGTACGATGATCTGATTGTGGAATATTTTTAAGATCGTTAATAAAAGTACGGAAATCATTATAAAGTTTTATTGCTTCAAGTGTACAATCTTTCGATCTAATAACCATTTTTCTAAACTCTTCCAATTCCTCGTGCAACAATTGTAAATCGTTATCCAATTTCATTTCATGTGTTATTATAACCTTTTTTGGCTCTAATGTCAAATG